AATTTCGTACTACAACTATTAAAAGTAGGTAAAGCCCTACTCCTAGAATTAATAAGAGGATTATTATAGTCTTGTCCTATAGTAAATAAAGGGACTAATTTTTTTCTTTTATTAATAATTTTAGTACTATATTTATTAGCACCTCTTCCAGATCTATGAAAAATTCTAGTATCTGTATTTCTAGAATTTATATTTAAAATATTTTCCATCATACTTGAACATTTTGCGTAATAGTAGGTAATTCAAAGTCCGTCCTAAAAGGAACTTCTCTAAAATTAGTCTTACGTAATACATTAGTTATATAATTATTGAAAACTGCTACCATAGTACCTGCAGTCATAGCTCCACAATGGCTAGTAGCCTTCATAGAACAAGCTTGGTCTTCTACATCAGAATCTTCAAAGAGATGTTCTTCATATTCTTTCTCACGTCCTGGTCTTACTGCAAATATTTGTGCAGATTCACATAACATACGTCCGTCTATAAAGATTTCTCTCTTTGGATCTTCTTTCCATTTCTCAAACATTAATTTACGTGCTTTCATATTATCAAAAGCAGAAAACATAATGGTAGCTCCAAAACTATCTTCTCCAAACCACCCCATAGTGTTGATATTAGTACTATTACAAAAGTCTTTAGCAATATTTGACATTGCTGTTTCTTTTGTAAGTCCTATAAAACCTTCACCATAAAGCTGTCCGCCTAAATTAGTTTCATCTACTACATCAGGATCATGAAGATAAATTTTACATTCTTGTCTAGCAAGGAAGAAAGTTAACCAACTTCCGATACCCCCAGCCCCACCTATGAGGACAGGAATACCCGGGTGAAACCAGTCAGTATCAGAAAATCTGACACTAGTTGGTTTACCCTTCGTTATTACTTCTTCTTCCATTAAAATAATGGTTCTTCATCTTGGCCTTGAGGAACCCAAAAAGATTCTAATTTATCTATAATATCTGATGCTATTTTATAAGTCATCTGATAATGATAAAGAATAGAGGAGGTTTCCTCTATAAGCTCATTAAATAATACCATTTCATCGTCATCTGGCATAGTAGCATGATAAGCAGCATTGAAATCTAAATCATCTATAAAAGCTTTTTTATCAAGATAAGATAAATCTATATAACCAAGCTCTAATCGCTCTAATAAACTACCTAAATGACCTTCAGCTTGAATATTATTAGATAAATACCTATACAAGAAATCTCTTGCAGTATCTTCCATTTCATCTTCCTCAAATAATGAAAGTGCATCATTATTATTAAATTTAATTTGCTCAGACTCTTCTTTAAAGTCAGGAACTGTTAATAGACCATCTTTACCTACTCTACTACTTGTATCAAAGCTTCTGTTCCAAATAGAAGTTTCTAATTGAGACCCTTGTAAATAGTTTCTATATTTACTTGCATTATCTAATTTAGTCTGTTTAGCCCTCTCTTCTTTTCTAGCTTTAATTTTAAGCACTTCATCCATAAATGAATTTTGTGGAGCTTGTAGATAAGATACTTCAAGGTCTATAGCATAAACAATTTCTTGGATATATTTAATCTCAGTTGCTGAGGTCTTATCTTTACCATTAATGTTCTTATACTTGATTCCTGATGTACCTTTAACTTCTCTCTTAGCCATTACACATAATCTAGCTACATACTCTCCTTTGTGATTAACAATCAAGGATAAGTAATAAGCGTGATTAGGAGTATTATCTCTAAGCTCTTGCTCATCTGTACCACTAAAATATGCTTTCATATTGTGGTGGGTATGCATATGACCCATATCCCAACCATCTGTTAAGATTTGTGGGTAATAGTCATGCATATCAAAGGTCTCTTCTGGTTTAAAATCATATTCTGTGTACCCTGAAGTACCAATATCCATAGGATACATAGCATGTGCCTCTATCTCAAAAGATTTAGGGTTATGTATATCTCCTTTGTTTATAGAATATAAAACAGGACCTGACCATTCTATATCACCTGCATAGTTATGCAGTAAATTAATTTGTTCCATAAGTTTTTCACTTAAGAACAACTTACCCTTACCTTGTGCAAGCACAATAGGGTAGTCCGCTTTCACAGGGGCTTTCTTTTGCTCCTTCTGCTTTTTGTTGTTATTTGCCATAATTTTTAATAAAATGATAATTAATAAATGTTTCTAATTTTTCTAATACATAATTGGTAATATCTGGATGAATTACATCTTCAAGATTTTTTTCTGCGTTTTTTGAAATATCTAATTCTTCCACTACCACTCTTTTCTTCTCTCCTTTAAAAGTATATAACACTCCTTGTTCTTCTAATTTTTCATTAGCCTTAATTATTTTATTTCTAAGCATACTTATATCATTAGAATTACTGTATATATAACTATCCCCTGCTTTTTTACATATTGTATCATCAGTAAGATTAAAGTCTAATATTCTTTTTGTAAGAAAATTCTCAAGCTCTAAAAAATCTATAACAAACCTTTTTTCAATATTGTCAAATTTTACAGGAAAATTATTTATTTCTTCTAAAATTTTTTGAAAAATTCTTTTTGTTTGTATAGGACCAATATGTCTAGTTTCTCCTGGTATACTAATATTCCTTATTCTATAATGAGGACCTCCACCAAGAGATTCCCATCTTACATAAGCATCTATTTGATACATATGAAGCTCAAATTGTATAATACTAAAATCTCCTTGAATATCTCTAGGAGAAGATAAGTCAGTAGTGATAGCAGATAATTCAGAAGCTCCTAAACAAAACCTTTGCCATCCTCCTGAAGAAGAACTAGGAAGATGAGAATGTCTATAATTAGATATATAATCTGTAATAGATAAACTACCTCTTCTACCTTGCATACTATTTTTCAGTACAAAGTCTTCATCATATTCAAGTTTTACATATAAATCTTTAATTGTATAAGAAACTCCTCTTTGTCCATTAGTTATAGTAACTTCAGGAAAAAGTATAATTATCTCATAAGTAAAATAAGGATTATCTGATAAATCATCTAAATGCTCTTGAATATCCCAGTTACCTGGATAAATAGCTTCTAATGCTTCTTTAACTTGTGGTATAATACTTTGGTCCGTAATTTTCTTACGGTCCTTAATATCTTTCAAAAGTGCTTCAGCAGCTAATTTCTTTAATTTAGCAATTTCTAATGCTTGTTTTTTTAGTTTTCCTTTATTTTCAGGAGTATTAGTATAAATAGTACTTATAGAAATTAAAAATTCTCTAGTATTCATATTAGAAGTAATGCCTCGCATTCTAACACTATCAGTTTCTTCATCTGTTCTAAGTGGTTCATCTGATACTAAAGTTATTTCACTACCTATAGGAAACCATTGGCTTCCTACACCTACTGGTCCTGCAAGATAAATTGTATCTGGTAAAATATTATACGTAAATCCAGATTCTTCTTCTTCAACTACTGGTACAGGAGTAGTTTCTACTGCACTAAGAAGCTCTGCAGCTTGTGCGTCTAATTCATCGTTCATAAAATTTAAGTATTAAAGGGAGGCTTTTATACCTCCCTTGTTATTAATCTACATGTAGAGAAAATCCCATTTCTTTAGCAATACTGCTTGCTTCCGCATTAAGGACATCTACATCTTTTTTGATATCTCCACTATCAATGTCTGCTATAAGCTCATCAAACATGTTAAGAAACTTATTACGCATAACTTTGACAACATCTCTGATATTTATATCCATATTAGCAATTAAAGGCTCTGCTGTAGAATTGATATCATTATCCATAATTTCTGCTTCTGCAGCATAATTAGGCATTTCTACAGGCTGTATATTATTAGTAGACCTTGGAGCTTGTTCAGCTATTTGTCGCTCAGTAGAAGTTCTAATAGTAGTAGGTCTAGACCCACTCTTAACTTTAAGATGTTGTTTATCCATACCTACAAACCCATGTCTTTTATCATAAGCACGTAGCTTACTTCTCAAAACATGAGCTTTTCCATTACTAACTAAAGACTTTCTATTACAAGCTTGTCTTAATTTAGCATCAGAAAAAGATGCATAAGCATCTCCTTCTATTTTTTCATTTCCTGATTTTACTTTCTCAGGATACACAAATACTATGAAATCTCCCGTAGGAAGCACAGCTTCATTGTTCTCTAATGTATTTCTGGTTTCTCTAACCATACATTTTGCACTACCAACACCCATTTCTGAGTTTACTAATGGCTTTAATTCTCCCCAAGTAGTTACTGGAGTTGTTATCTCCTGAGTAGCTTTGGTCTTTGTTGAATAGATTGTTATTTTTCTAGACATGATGTAATTGATTTTATTGATTAATTATTAATTGATTATTATTTACTAAGAACTTTGATGTAAACACCAGGTTCTTCTTTGTTGTAGGAATACCATTCTCCTTTTATCTTAAAAGGCATAGGTATTATCCAGTCCATGTTATCATCTTCTATGAAATCATGAGCTGACAGTAAGTCAAGAGGCATTTGAGATATATTTCCAAAATCCCATTTATGTTTAGAACCTCTAACAAAATGAAACCCTAAAACTATCCGTTCTTTGGGTTTTTTCCATTTTGCTTTTTCCATAGCTTGTCTAAATTTATTAGGCCTAGTTTTAAACTCTACTACTTCTTTTCTTGAAGGAGAGTATTTTTGTACACCTAATGCTCTTAGATATCTTGACACCGTTTTAGAAGGGAATATCCCCTTGGATGTCTTGATTTTACTATTCTTTAATGAAGGCACATTGCCTGGTATAAAAATTAATTTAGGCATATATTAAAGTTTGGAGTAAATCTTTTGCTTTTGAATGTCCATTACTTTTATAGTAATCAGAGAAATCTTTCTCTTTTCCTATAGGGTTATGAACATACGGTAATTCATACAATAGTGAGTGGCTCTGAGCTGCTTCTAATCCTGGAACATCGTTATCATAATAGATAAGAATTTTATCCCATCTTTCCTTTAACCAAGGTATTGATTTCTCAGGTAGTTGCGTATTCTCAGACTGTGGTGCTATAGCATATATATTAAATGCTCTTAAAGACATTACATCTTTTAGAGATTTAGTAATTACTAATAACTCCCCACTCTTAGGTAATTGTTTAAATCCTTGTATTACACTAGAATTACAGTTATTTCTCCATTTATTTTTTACCTCTGCTTTTGGTCGTAATAGTTTATATTTATATTTCCCAAAACAGTATGCAAATGCTATCTCTTTTTGGACATTTGCTTGATACCCATTAATAATAAAATGAGAAATCTGCTTAACCCCAAAGAGATTAAGCAGACTCTCATTTACTCCATACTCTTGCCAATAAATTAGTCCATTTCTTGTAAAAGGTATAGAAGTTATTTTAATTTGTATAGGGGCATGGTCTGCTTTAACTATAGTTTCATCAGAAACTTTTTTACGTTCTTGTAGTTCCTTAACATTGTACTTGGATAACCCAAAATCATGAGCTATTCTCATTAAAGCATCAGGGTACTTTAGATTATACTTAGATTGGACGTACCTTATACATGTATAAGAGGCACCATTCCCAAAATCTTTATATATTAAAGTTCCCCCTGAAATCTTAATGATAGAACAAGTAGGTGATCTATCTTTACGTAAGTCAGAGCAAAATTTACGTCCTATTACTTTGAAAGTAGGTATATAGTATTTGAATACATCATATTGGGAAACTAAAGACAAAAGAGACTCTTTGGTAAGAGCATCTCTTGCTATATATCCTTTAGTTCCAAACATGATTTATGACCAGTCTTCTGCAGTTTCTGTTGTTTCAGCTTCTTTAAAAGGTGAATCACTTTCAATATCTGAAGGAGCTAATCTTTTCATATCCCATTTATCAGTTTCATCAAATTTAAGCTCTGATGCTTCTTCTGATACACTAAGAGGCTCAACAAATCCAAACATTCCCATAGATGCTTTAAACCAATTGTTTTTCTTATTGCCAGAAGCTTCATCAATTTTACCTTCAATTTCTTCCCCAATAAATTTCCATCTAGCAGGGCCTGTAGGACCAAATACTGAATTAAGACCTGCGGCATACTCTTCAGCATTACTTGCTTGTATAGCATCTAAAGCATCACGTACTCCAAGTTTATCTGCCATAATACAGAACTTATCTTTAGTAAATTCCCAAGCTTTAGGACTAGCCCATAAAGTAGTTTCAGCAATTTGCCCTTTACCGTCAAGTTCCTCCATAGGTTTTCCTGTATGAATAATTTTAAACCCTTCTGTACCACCTCTTGATTGATGATATACTATTTCTGTAATTTTAGCTACAGTTATTCCTGGTTTAATATATGCTGATACATAATTTCCTTTCTCTTTGGCCTCATGGCCTTTTGTGTTAAAATCCATTGTTTTTTTAGATTTAATGATTAATAAAATAATTTAATTGTAAAATTCGTCTACTGCTGTAGATACTGCTCCCAAATCATTAGGGATATAAGTATCTTCAAACATTCCCATAGGGCTTTTTGCTGGATAAGTTCCATCATTATTAGTGACAAACCTATAGTCCATAACACCATCTGCTTTCTTGTGTACATCAGTAAATAATAGAATAGTAAATAATCCTGCTGGATTAATTTTATCATCTAATAACTTACCTATAGTCTTAATTTTGATAGTTGGCTTACCTCCAAACTCTCCTGGTACAGTATCTGAATGTGTTAAGATATGTACTTTAAGGTCTTCTCTTAAAGCCTTTCCTTTATTAAGAATTTCCCAAGCATGTTTACCTATCTCTGTGAATTTCTCAAAACCTTTTTCAGAACTTCTTCTCATAAATTCATTAGACATAGTATACTGCCAATCATCAATAACTAACTCAGTTATTTCTGGTCTATCATCAGATATCTTTTGCATAAACTGTATAATTTTCTTAGAATCATCAGAAGCATAATAATTGCCTTCTGTTCCTTTGAAAAGTGTATAGTTCTTCTTCCAACCTTTGATTGGCAAAGGTTTACCTACACAATTACATATTGCTGTTTTCTTAGGGTCTAGCGTTCTACACGCTGTGGATTTCCCTGTACCACTTTCTCCTACTACTCCAATTAGTTCACTCATTTTTAATTTGGTATTTTTAAATTTAATATTGTATCATAGAGTTCAGGATTTCTCTTAAACTCTTTTAATAAAGGTAATTCAGAGAATTGTCCTACTTCTCCAATAAACTTTAGTCCTATCCTTACATCTGAAGGGCCATCTCTATTTTTAAGAATGCCTATTGACCTAAATCTGTCCCTTAGTTTTTTGATATCATAGCCTCTAAAATTCTCTATCTCATGTCTATGAGGAGAGAATAAAGCTAAAATAACATTAGCATCTTGCTGAGTATTACCACTATCCTTAAAATCACTTAACTTTGGTTCTACCATGTCCATCTTAAATCTATCCGTTGCCGTATTAGACCTATTTAATTGCTGAACTACTACTGGAATATACCCAAAGTTATTTCTTAAAGGGATGAGGTACTCACTCATCTTATCTACATTAGTTTTTACATTAAAACCTCTTTCTCTTTTCATAAGAGAAATATGGTCTATTACTAACAAAGTATATTCATCAGGATTGTCAGGAGTATATCTATCAAAGACAGAAATATTCTCTTTCCCATTGTTTACTACTTTGTATTTAATAGTACCATTAGCTCTAGCGTGATTTAACATAAATTTGTTTATCCCGGTAGGATTTTCATTAGCATCAATAATAGTAAGAACATCTTCCATTTCTTCAAAGTAATCTCTTACTCCTACTACTGCATCATATGTTTCTTGATTTACTCTATTCTTTCCTCTTGAAAGAACAAAGTTTACATCAGTTAACATACCATAATCTAAGAATAGCTTTCTACAAACAGCCTTAGTCATCTTAATATCCTTATCAATCTCTAAAGACCAATAGAATATTTTAAGAGATGTCTTAGACTCTGGATTAGCTTTATACCAATCATAAGGATTGTATACAAAAGCATCATCTGTAAATGCTGTCTTACCACTACCTGTTTCTCCTCCAACAAGATAATATGTACCTTGTTGAATACCGGGAATATAATTCACTAATCTTTCAAATCCCATAGGAAGACCTTTATTGAGACCTAATTGCCCTCTTTTGATGTTATTTATAACACTATCTATAATACTAGACATCTTCTGTCATATTATTTGTGTTAGTATCAAAATCAGAAACAGATCCCTCTAATTGCTCAATATAAGACTCTAGCATAGACATACCATCTTTACTAATAAAATAGTCTGCTACTTTGCAATAAGAATATCTGTTTGCTCTTCTTTCTGAAAGATATCTATTAGTTGCTCTAAAAATCTTATCTTTTGTAACGTCTTTAGTTTTGTTTACAAAAGCTTTCATTTTTTTAGTACAACCTTGTTTACTACCTCTTACAAGGTGTCCACCAGATTTAATTCCTTTAGGGAATAACTCTCTCCATTCTTGTATCCATTCTTCTACTCTATATACTTCTTCTTGGTACACATAAGGCTCTCCTTCTACTAACTTTACAGCTTTATTACGAGCTATAATTTTATTTTCCATAATCTTTATAAATCCTTTAGATTCTAAAGACTTAAGGTTAATATCCATAGTAATAGGATTTAACATTTTGTGTACCAAATAGTATAAGTAGACATAAGAATTAGGAGTCAATTTAGCCTCCACTAATAGTTTAATGTCTAATTCCATTTGCTAATAAAATTTAATTGTGTCCAGCCTTTGAACAATATCAAAAATAACAATTATTTATCAATAATCAGTAAGATATTTAGGAATATTTCCTTCTTTAAGTATCTCGTATTTTTCATACTCTGTTATTTGTTTCTGTAATTGTTTTTCTTCTTCTTGTTCTTCAGCCTTTTTAATATAATTAATTACTTTGTCCTCTGGTAATTTCTTTTTTAAGTTTCTCTTTCTTGGCATTTTCTAATTCTTCTAATTGTTTATCAATTTGATTTATTAACTCCATATAATGTAATTTCTTTTTTAGTAATACAGATTCTACACTATTAAAGTCTTTATTTATATAAGAATATGCTTGGTATATAGTTTTTAACTCTGAATTATGTTTTATAATAAAATCAAAATTTCTAAGTAAATGTAATACTGAACTATGATTACTTACTCCTATATATTTTGCAAGTAAAGGAGTACTTAACAGCTTAACTGTTGCACCTTTTGTTTTAAGGTCATACTTATCATTAAGAATATTTACAAACACTCTACGAGCATCTACAAATATTCTTTTATTTGATTTAGTCAAAATATTAAATCCAAATGCTTTATCCAAGTCTTCTTTTAATAAGTCCAAATCTTTCCTTACATAAGGAGTCATCTCTTTCTTAATAGAATATGGATCATACATAGTTATTTAAGTTTAGCTAAACAATCATTTACATCATTACAATTAACAATATTTAAAGAAGAAGTATCTTCAAACATCATATTATACCATTTGCATTCTTGAGTACCAAATGTTACAAAAATAAACACTCTACCTATCTCACCATTCTGTCTAAGTCTTCCAATACGCTGTATTAAATCTTTAGATTTAGAATAATAAGAATGTATAATAACATTATCTAACCCTACAAGGTTTGCACCCTGTTTAAGCTTTTTAAA